CGCCGTTGTGCAGCCAGGTATTAAAATTGCCGTTGCTTTCGCGCATATGCAGACAGCCGACGCAGAACCAAGGCATCCCGGTCATTTTCTCGACGGTTTGATATCGCGCCTTATTCGCTGGCGAGCAGACTTTGCCAGCCTGCTTGTTCGTCTCGGTAAGCTTCGTGACGATCATCTTATCCCAGAGCGCTTTGTATTCTGGTTGCAGCGTCGAATAGGAATATTGCGCCATGTCAGCCCCCGAGCAGTTTCTTGACGGGTGCGAAAGAAATCATTCCGCCCCACCAGAAATGACAACTGAGAAATCCGAGAACGAAACCAAGCACGCCGACGAAGATTACAATGATGGCTGGATGGTCCACTGTTATCTCCCATACGAAGCGCGAGAATGTCGGAACGTGATGCTTAAGCGCGTAAGCTTCCAGCGCCGCGAAACTTAAGATGATCGCCAAGATGATGCTGATCACCCAAAGCGGCCAGACGAGATACATATTCATTGCTGCCCCCTATGAACTTGTTAACCCGTAAAGCGCCGATGTGGCAGACGCGATGTTGCCCGTCTCAAACTGGAATCGAAGCGCAGTAATTGCCGACTGGACATTATAGGTGCCGTTAAAGACCGACCAACCGGGCACACCAGAGGCGCACCGATAGCTCGCTTGACCGTAAAGACTGAAAAATTGGTTCATATCCGGATCGTGGAAATTGATCGTCGCGCTGAACGTTTCGCCAGATGCGTTGCCGACATCGGCGGTGCCGGATTGTCTTGTCATCGCGATTTTAGAATCGCTGGTGCTGGCAACATCGGCGGCAACGTTCGAAGCGACCGCGTGCGAATACCAATAATAGTTTGCGGTTTGATAGGTAGGCCCAGCGCCAGTGCCGATGCGCAACCAAGCTTCGACATCGTCGGTGACGGGCGCAGCGCTATTGATCTTCCAGATATAGGAATCATAGGTGCTGTCGAGCACGACGCCGGAAACGCCGTGTACAAAATCAATCGATGCGACAGCAGCCACGCTCTGAAAGCGCAGAAGCTTTGCGCCGTATGGAACGACAGCGGCGGGCGCATAGCCAACGACGACAAGCTTTGCTAACCCGCCATCATAGTGCAGCAGAACGTGGCTGTTGATGCGCAGTGCACCAGCCGTCAGCGCAACACCTTCGGCGTCGACAACCGCCGTCCCATTAAAGGTCACAGCACCAGTATTCGTCGCAACCGGCGTCAATATGAAATTCATCCCATCGAGGAAGCCAGATATCAGCGGGGGCGTGATCGTTCCGGTAATCGTATTGGTGCCAGAGACGCCGCTAATCGTAATGACGGATGCAGTATTCCAAAGCGCAAGGATTTCCTCGGCGACCTGATCGAGATAATCGTTTCCAGTACGCGGCCCAGGCGTGGCGCTGCCATCGGTTAGGCGATCAACAGTCATTATTTTTTCTCCGGCGCTTTAGTCGTTGCGTCTTTCAATTGTTCTTCCAGTTCCGCGATCCTCGCGTTTGCCTGTTCAAGCTGATCTTGCAGACCAGCAATTGTTAAAAGCTGCGCGCCTAGCATTGCTTCGATTTTCTTTTGCATCGTTATGCTGCCGTTGTCAGTGCTGTCCAAGTTGTCCCGCCGTCCGTGTTGATATAGGCGCGGTCGTTCGTCGTCGTGCCGTTCGATTTCAGATACAGCGATCCTTTCGCCGCGCTCAGCGTCGGATTGCCAGAGCCGAAATAGACTCCAAAATTTGCTGTAGATGTCGCTTTGTAGCCAACACGGTTATCCCCACCTGCTGGAATAGCCGTGCCATTATATGCTATTGGACTGATCGCGACGCGAAAGCGCTCAGCGAAAGCGCCCGATTGAATTGTCTCAAATACCCAAGCGCCGCTTTCCGACGACGCGGTATTCACCGCTAGATCGACCGCCATCTTTGCGAACGTTACTGTTGCGGGCGTCGAGTTGCGGCCTTGAACGAAAACACCGCCGAGACGGTCGTTGACGGCCACCGAGCCAGAATTATGAAACAGATTGATAATCGCGCCTTGCGCGCCACTATCGTTCTGCTGTAGCGACAGCATGTTTGTCGTATTGCTGACGGCGAATGTTATGCCGCCTGTCGCATGGGTGATGGTAAAATCGCTATTCGCGAAATTGATGACGCCGCCAGAAGCGAGAGACAAATCCGACCAGCTTAGCGACCCTGTTCCTAGCGGAGCGCCATCATTGATAGCCGGGTTAAGTCCGCCCGCTCCGACAAACTGCAAGCTGCCTTCGCCGGCCGCCGTTGGCGATCCAGACGCGCCGCCAGTCGCGACGAGCGCGGAATCATAATCGAGCGCTGTCGCCCCCGAATGGAAATGGATAGCTGGGTTGCTTGCATTGCCGTCGATCCGCCCGAGCTCCAGCTTAACGTCGCCAGAGCCTTTGATCTCGACAGAGGTTAGCGCCGTCAGAAGATTGCCGACTTGGTAGCGGCGATCCGATCCAGCGCCTCCGCCCGTCGCATAACCGGCGAGGAAGTCCGTAGCGGACGGGCCGGTGCTTTCGGTAAAGTCGCCAAAGTTCATGACATAAACTCCAAAGTATCAGCGCCGCCTTCCATCGTATTAAGCTGCGTCAGATCATCCATCGCCTGCAGCAAGGGCGCGCCCGCGAATCGCACCAGTGATGGTGCTTCATCTACCAGCGCCATTGAAGCCTGAAAGTCCTTTGAGGGCGAAATAGATTGCACAAGCATCCGTCGATAGACGGTCGACATATCGCCAGCGACGACGAGACAGCCGTATTTGCGGTCGTTATCGGCAAAGCCTTGGATCGTGGAGACATCAGTAAATGGCGTGGAGAACGTCAGAACGTTAGTCGAGCCAGTCACATTCGAAAGCTGATGGATCGAAATCGTCCCATCGGTTCTGCGGATCGCCACCCCGGTTTTGATTCCTACGGCATGCATATCGGCAATCGCGTGCATGTCCGTGATCGCGTGCATGTCCAGTTCATTTGTGCAATCGATCTCGGCGTCAAGCGTGATGCCGGTAATTTGCACCGGGCTACCGCCGCTTAATTGCTTGCTGGCGATGTAGCCATCACCGGAACGGCTCGTCAGAATATCGTGCTCAAGAGCGACCAGTGATCCTCGTCGGCAGACAATCGATTCAATATCAACGTCCATGTAATAGAACGTCGAGCGCAAAGCAGCCTGATCGAGATCGAACAACGCACGCGCTTCGACCTTATCGACATCAATTATTCCGTCGTAGGCGACGCTTTCCAAAAGCGTCAGATCAGTATTGGTTAGATCGCGCTGATAAACTGTCGTCTGCGCCTGATCGTCGTCGAGACTTTCATCCCGATAGGTAACGTTGAAGCCAGCGGGCAGACGCGCAAACGCTTTTTCATAATGCAGGTTCGCGCTATTGCGCCGCGAGAATACCTGAACCGGCGCATCTGCCGTTCTATCATTATCGACAACGATGCTATAGATATCCGATTGATACGGGCGCGCATATGCACATGACGCCAGCAAGTTAAGAACGTCCTGCGTGCGCGTATCGTTGATGATCGCGTCGCATGTCCAATTGTTATCGCGACAGAGCACTCGCCAAGCCACCAGCGCATCGTCGTCGCGCAGATCGTCAGGCAGCGGGTCGAGGTTCTGGCTGCCGCTCAACACGTCACGATAATGCGGAGCCGGATTGGATGAGGTCGTCCAAGCAGTCCAATCGGACCCGTCCCAATCTTGCACATAGCCAGATGCCTTGATGGACAATTGCCTGACAGATCGGTTTAGCGCCGTCAGTGCGACTAGCGCGACCTCTCCGGAACGGGTTAACGGCGGCTCATTCCAGATCGACACCACGCGCGTTAACAACACGCGGTCGGAGAAGTTGGAATGGTTCTGGAATATTTTAAATCCACCGGAACTGAAATACCAGAAAGGATCAATGGCACCAACAAAACCGCTGTAGCCCATATTGCTGATCGAGAACGATGAACTTACCAGCGTGGTGCCGCGCTTGATTTGAATCTCATAAATGCCTTTCGGAAAAGTATTTTCGTCGAGATAAACTTCGCATCGGTTGTCAAACAAGTTAATATTTCTCAGGCGCGTCGTCGCAGTATTTCCGTTGATCAGGTAAGCCACGCCGGCCCCATCATCAAAATACGAGTCGGCAGTCCATTGCCGTTCCGGAGGCGTAGCCGGCGTCTGTGCAGAAGCGCCAGTATTTAATCGCGCGGCCCAAAATCCAGCGCTCGACGAGGCTGGTGGGTCCTGCAGGAGTTCTGCTGCCTGCCATTTTAATAGGATTGCCACCCGGCGCTGGTTCGTGGCGTTAAACTCGTAATACAATTCCGGAAGGTTTATCCACGCTGTATCGCCGCGCATGCGAAAACGAATGCGCAATGGCACCGATGCATATGTATTGCTGCCGGGATAGATGCCACCCGGGAAAAGCAGATGCAGCCATATTTCGTCGGGCGAACTGCGCGACGCTACGCCATGCCAAACCGGCAAATCTGTTTCCGGCAAGCTTTGGTGGCTAAGCAATTGCCCATCGCCCTGCACCGAAGTGTCTGATAATTCGAGACTAGGGGTTATCGTTCTGCCCTGCCGCGTTATCAACGATTGCTGCGTATCGCTGGGCCAGCCTTCGCGCGTTTCAAATTCGATATCTTCCGCCTCGACGAGCGGACCGCCATCGATCCGGATATCCTCAAGCTTGTGCGGGCCATTGAGGATATAGAGCGCTTCGACAACTTCGTCCTGATCGACAAGCTCCACGACCGGCTCGCACGCGAGCGGTGGAAAGACCTTTCTCGTTCCTATAACGCGGGGAATTGACCCGCCCCTATCGAGAATGTTTCCGCTCGCTGCCGCTGCCTCCGCCTGCTCGGCATTGGTGCCGCCAGCGTCTACCCCTGCAGCCGATATGGGAGGTCCGCTCAACGCAGAGATGGCCAGCGCCCCGCCAATGGCGACAGCGCCAGCAAGTAATTGAGCGGAAGTCGAACCGGCAGCAAGATATGAACCGGCCAGCGCCAACCCTTCAGGACCGAAAGCGCCCGCCGTTATAGCTGTCGTAACAACGATAAGAGCGAGCGCGGCGACCAACTGGAAAGTTTGCTTGCCGCCACCACCGCCCCCGCCACCGGGGTTTTGCAGCGCAAGATGCATCGTAACAGCGATGGGAAGCTCCGCGCGTGTAGCCTTGGGCCGAACCAGCGCCCACATTTCGCGCGGTACGATCTCGTTGTTAATGCAGACATAGCCGTCCTTGTGAAAATTTGGCGGCAGAACCGGGCATGACGCGACGATATCGAGAACGCTCGACCCGGGCGGACGATGTTCGATCCAGCATTTGCCGCTGAAATCGAACGGCGCTCGATAAGCGACCGGGACAATGGGCTCATGCTGCATCGCTGATTAAATCCCGGTGGCGATAGAATCGCGGATTGCGGAAAATAATACTCTCGTGTTTGACCGGCACCATGACCGCGCTGATCTTTTCCTCAATATGCAAAAGATGATCCGGCCCGCACATAATGCCGACATGGATGGGTGAATGGCGTCGGTGCATAACGACGACATCGAACGCTCTGCGCCACTCTGGCAGAACAAGCACCCAAGGATCGATGCTGCTTTCCTTCGCGATCAGCCCCGCTACTTTTTGCAGATCGAGCGCCGATGTTTCCCCGTAGGTGGGAAGCTCGACGCCCTTTTCCTCACGCATGACCAGTTGCACAAGCCCCCAGCAATCGACGCCGGAAAAATCGCGTCCGTGATCCTTGAATGGGAGGCCGACATAGCGCGCGGCCCATGCAACCGTCATCGGAATAATCCCGGGCATAGAGATTGCGTTGCCCGCTTCCCGGGCCATACACGTTGCAGATAATCCCAGCCGACGATGTCACCGCTGACCGTCATGTAATCGACTTTGACGTTGATCAGAAATGCCCGAGAGAAAGAATAGACGACAGTGGTCGGCGGCGACCCACCCGAAAGCTCGACGCGCGGATCGACAGCCGTATTAAAATCCGCAGACGACAAGACCTCTAGCTTCAACCTGGGTGGCGCAACGAGGCCGCGGATCGTTTCGCCGATGCGCGAATCGATATTCTGGATCGCCAGTTGCGCTTTGGGCGGGCCTTCGTCGTCGGACAAAATCTGGATATCGAACGGGAAGCCGATAAAAGTGAACCCTCCGTAAATATAATCCTTGGTATCCCAGACGACGCGGATTGGATCGGAGAGCTTGTTATGCGTGATCGTGAGAAAGCAGATATCCGCTTCGCCGGAAAATTGCGCTTCGATCTCCTTGCGAAATGAAAGCTGGATATCACGGGGCATTACGGCAACCGCACAAGCTGGAAGCTCACCGAATGAAAGCCGGGAGACGTGCGTGTGATGCGAGGATCGCTGGCAAACATCCAACTATAATTTGTCTTGGTGACAGGATGGTTCATCGTAAACGGCAGCGAGCCGTCTTTTAGCGTCGTTTCATGAAACGTCTTGAACGACGCAAGCTGCGCGGTGGAGAACCGCCACGTTGTATCCGTTACCCAGCCTTTGGCCGTCGAGCGCCGTCGATACTTTGGCGGACCGACCTCCGGCGAAAACTTCGCGACATTTGGTTGCGGCGTTTCTTCAAAGCCGTTGAGGATCGGGCATTGCGGAATCGTGGAAGGCCAAGCTGCTGTTGTCATCGTGATTTCACCGCGCGTAGGCCATAGCGACCGCGTTGAACATCATCAAAGCTGCCTTTCGAGAAATGCTTTTTGACGACGCCGATTATCAGTTGCTCGCCATTGGGCCCCGAACGCTGTTCCTGCGTCGTCTCTGTATCGTTCGAGGCATAATTATTGACCAAGACTTGAAGCCCAGCCGCCGAGCCGCTTCGCGTCACCTGATTGGGAACGATAGTGCCAGCGCCCTTCGGAATGAAAAGCTCAGGGCCGTGCTCGCCGACAACGTATGGCGTATTGGCGCTAACCGGCCCGCCAGCAGCTTTGCCGCCGCCAAACCCTGATGGCGATCCGCCACCAAACAGGAAATTGAAACCCCCGCCACCACTTCCAAACAAACCCGATAACGCGCCTGCGAGCGGGCCAGTTACCGACATGCGCAGCGTCAGGCGAACCAGATCGCGAATGATCGAATCCGTCATTGACTTAAAAGCATCTTGGAACGTGCGCGTGCCGGTAGCGAAATCAGCAAAATTGTTTTCGAAGCTCGTAAATGATGATGTGACTATCGTATCGAACTGCTTAAACCCGTTTGCTGCATCCAACCCGAACCGCGTTAGCTCGGGGAGCTTTGACGCAGAGACGATCATCGCCTCATAAGCGTCTTTCGATTCCTTGACTGCTTTCGCCCGAGCCCGCTCCGCTTCGGTGTTATCGATGATGCCTTTGTTCACATCAAGCTGGATACGCGCAAGTCTAGCGTTCAATATTTCCTGCTCAGAGGCGACGCCAAGGCTTACACGCACCGCTGTATTCTGTTCGAGCTGCGCGACGTTAAAAGCTTGCAGTGCTCGCACGCGGGCGGCACCTAGCCTCACATCGTCCTGAACAGCTTTATCTAGTTGCAGCGTCTTTTGTCTCAACAAATCCTGTTGCGTCGCCGCGTCGCCGAGAACGCCGACCCACCGCTCCTGAAATGTCAGATTGGCTGCAACCGCATCTTTCTCTTGCTGCAATGCCTCTGCCGCTTCCAGCGTCCGCTTGATATCTGCCGATGGGCGGGCCTGCGGGATAGCCGTCCTGACTTCAAATTGCGTTAGCCCAGATTCATCAACACCCGATGCACCGCTGCCGCGCCCGCGCTGCGGAGAAACCGCGAGCCCTGGAACTTGCAGATTGGAAAGATTTTCGTTGCCGGTTTTGCCGCCGCTTAATTTGCTGAGATCGATGGTGCGTGCAGCTTGGGCGATATCGTTCAGCTTCTGCGCGATGAAAGCGATTACCTGCGCGGTTTCTTTCTGCGCCTGCAATTGTGTTTCGGCAAACGCTTGTCCGAAAAGGTTATCGCTTTTCTTTTTGATCTCATCGATATCTTTTTTCAGTTGGACGATGCGATCATTCAGTCCTTTGTCAACGCCCTTGCCCAATGCTTCGAGGCTGTCGCCAGCCGCTTTGATGCCGCCCTTGCCTGCGAGGTCTTGCAGAATACGACCGACTTCAATTTGCCGTTTGCCGAACAGATCGGACGCGAAAGCATTTTTCTGAAACTGATCGGCAAGACCATCATAAGCCTTGATAACAATATCGATGGCCTCTGCCGTGCTGTTCGCGTTCGTCACTTGCCGGATCAAAGCCGGATTAATCTTCGCCAGCGCATCATAAAGCGGGCCGGTGCCCTTCGATTTCAATTCATCGATTGCGACAGTCATGCGCTCGATGCCGCGCTCAGCTTTTTCGAAATCGACGCCGGTTGCGGTGGCTGACTGGCCCAACGCTTTTAATTGATTGAGCGTGAAGCCTGTCGTCTCTGCCGCCTCCTTCATCGCCTTTTGTTTTTCGACAAATTTGTCGGTTTTGTCGTTTAGAAATCCAATCGCCAACGTCGCCGCGCCGATACCAGCAGCGACGGTTAATCCCACCGGGCCAAGAGCGCTAAATATTCCACCGATAGGCCCTGCCGATGCAGCGAATCGAGAAACAAAGCCGGAAAATTCCTGCTCGATTTTTGAATTCATCTGCGAGAAACGAGTCTCGATAGCCTTCGTCTGCGTGTCCGCGATCTTAACCGCGTCCTTCATGTCCTTTTCGAACTTGGTCAGTTGCGCGGACAGCGCGACGACGAGCGCGGCAGTATCAGCCATTTAATTCGGCCTCGCCGCACGCAAGTGATCATAGTCGAGCAGCATTTGATCGAACTCCTGATCCGTTGGTGCTTCTAGTTTCTGTTCTGGATTGTTCGCGTAGTTGACGCCATCGATGCACGCCGCCAATTCCCACATCGTCATCTCGTCTAGTTCACGCGGCGAGAATCCGACTGCTGCTCCGAGCCCGTAGATAACGGAGCGCTTGTACCGTCCGTCGTCCCGGAAGATGGAGCGTCCTGCGCCTTCGCTCCCGCTGGTGTTTTTTTTTCTGGATTATCGTCTTGCACGCCGACGAGCGCGGCCATGATGACGGCTTGCGCTGGCAGGACGTTTTCGGCGAACGGGCGATCATCGACATAGCGATTGATAAGCGTCATCGCTCTTTCTGGAATCGCGCCGCCGCCGATAAGTCCGAGCCTGAGGGTTTCCCGTATATCGTTGAAATGCCACTTGCCGTTTGCCAAGCGCGTATAGATTTCGGCAAAGCCGCAGCCGCATTTTTCCTCAAGCTCAAGCACGCATTTCAGTTTCGCAACGTTGAATTTATGCGTGCCGTCTGCCCACTGTAGTTCGATCTCACCACTCGGCATTGCTTTACGCTGCGACGAACGCCAGCGCCCCGTTGTTGACCATCGTTACGTCGATGTTCACTTTCTGACCTCGAACGCCGCTATAGGAGAGCTTCGACAGGATGAACGCGCCCTGTAGATAGCCCAAGCCCAGCGGAGAGGTTGTCGGCGAGACAAGCTGGATACGCGCTTGCCGCTCCGTCGCGCCGAGAAACCAATCCAGCCACGTGTGGAAACTCTCGACGGCCATCACGCCGCTGCCGGTAACTTCGGCAGACAGCGAATTAACGTCTTTCGCTTCCCAAGCGGGCAAGCTTGGATCGGTACAGTCGGGGATGAGCGTCGTGTTCGTCGAGGCATTCAGATCGAAGTTTTTCGTCGTCAGGCCGCACGGCTCCGAGAACACATCGGGCGAGCCGGGGCTATCGCCGCCCGTGCCGATCAGCACGAGCAGTTTAGTACCGGGAATAACAGTAGGTTGCGCCATAGGGGCTTCTCCTTGGTTAGGCCAGTTGAATCAAAAAGCGGAAACTCAACGCACAGTGAGCAGTGATTCCATCTGGGTCTGGAAGATGATTGATAGAACTAATTTCCGCAACGATCACGGCATAGTTCGACACAGCGATATCTTGGTCGTCGAGCGCGGCGACAATCGCCTTGCTCAATTGCTTGGCTTTCGGGACGGTCGGATCGCGCGCCCAGCCGTCGATTTGATAAAAGACTTCCGTCCCGTCGATACATTCGGCCTTGTCGGGCAAGACCTGAACAGGTCCGAGCGATATATACGGAAACGTCGGACCTTCCGGCACCCCGCCATAGACGCGAGCCCCCACTAATGCAGCGACGCCGGGATCGGCCTTTAATTTACTGATCAGCGCTGCGTGCAATTCAAGGGACGGATCAGACATTGCCGCCCCCTTGCGCTGCCGAATATTTCTTTATTTGCAGGGAAATGCGCCGCTTCATGCTGGCGACGATTTTCTTCTTCATCAGCCGGTAGGTCGGAAAGAAAAATGGCTGCGCTCCGTTCTGTTGCGTGCCGAACTCCGCGGCTCGCGAATAATCGAACTCGCGTCCAGATACGCCTTTGCGCGTCGTCGTCGAGCCGCCAGCGATAACGCGGACAATCGTTTCCTTGTTGCCCGGTTTCACGCCCACCGAAGCCTTCAACGCGCCGGGGGTAACGCCAGCCTCGGGCGGGCCTTCATAGATCGGCGCGACCGACGCGATAGCGTCCTTCAATATCCCGGCTTGCCGATTAAGCTCGTTGACCGCGTTCTCGCGTACCGTTTTCTGCATGTCCAAAGTCAAGGCACGGAAGCGCTCGACCGATTTATTGACTGGCATTAGACCGCCACGCCTTTCTCGCAGAGCATTTCCCACCAGAGGCCGTGCTTGTGGTCGCCCTGGTGCGGATCGATCACGGAACGAATGTTGTAAATCTCGCCGCTATCCTCATTTTTGCAGATCCAATCCGTATCGACCGCGTTTGATTCGGTCGACTGCCGAACGGTGATATTGGCGAAGTTTTTCCCGGTTAGACGGCTTGCCAAGATCGACTCGCCGCCAAGCTTCGGCTCGACATTCGCATAAGTGATGAACGTCGCCGTTCCCGGATATGCCCCTTCCATGCCGTAATCGGTATCAGGCGAGCCGGGTGCGCCGGCCGACCCGCGCTGATAGAAACCGATCCTGTAGCGAAGATTACCGGCTGGCATCGGGCTTGCCTTTCGGGCGCTCGACGAGCTCAGCCTTGCCGTCCTTTATCGCCTTGTCGGCCACTTCCTGCTTCACGAGATGCGTCGCCCCCTTGCCATAAGAAATCATCCAGCGAGCGCCCTGCGGTTGCCAGTCATACTTTTCGTTAAAGCGAACCCAAGGCATCACAACACAACGGTTACCGATTGACTGACTACCCAGAAATAAACGGCCACCGCGGCGACGGGAGCCACCAAGCAAATCCAGAACCAGACCGCTTGCGAGACATCACTTTGGTGCCATTTGCAAGCCCGGTAGACCCGCATGTTGCCCAGTAATGCGACCGTTTGTCTGAATTTCATCGCATGATCCTCGGCACCGGGCCATACGGCAGTCCCGGTCCATATCCCAGCAGAGAGAATACCCAAACGACCACCGCTATAACGATTAGCAGCGTCACGATAATCTTGCCCCATTTATAGACATCTGCATCAGGAGGGTATCCAGCAATTTTGAGAACCCAAACAATCACGAACGCAACGAAAATTATGACCGCACAATGCAGCAGCAAATAGAGCAGGCTGACCAAGATCGTTTCCATGTTCTGTCTCCCTTTAGCGGATCATTTTGAAAACCGTTCCGTCGCACAGCTCGTCCTCGGTAAACTGGCAATAGGCAAGGGAGCGCAGCCACGGCATTCTTTCGGGATAAACTGGCGTTTCCACTTGGCTAAGGTCCGTTGAGCCCACCAACGCAGCAGCCGATATCGGCTCGACGAATACCGGACAGCCCATAACAACAGACTCAACCGCAGCAATAGAACCGTGCGCGACGAGGCAGTGAGCATTGGCTAGTTCCTCTCGCAAGGGACGCTTGCTTTCTTTGTCTCGGACGATGATAGGACGCTTCGTGATCGCTTTCAGACGCTCGACCGCTCGTTTGGTCCAATTGGGGTCGCTGAATAGCTTCCAATAATCCGGAAGCGTATCGGCGATCACGATATGCTTGCCACTTCGATTCCATGGGCTCAGTTGATTGCCTACCTCGCAGCGCTCGTCGAGCTTTAGTGCGCGCCAGCGATCATCAGGCACATCGTAAATCTGTCCCATCTGCGGGCGGTTCAGATGCCAGCGGTAATAGCCCATCTGCACGCCCATGCCGACGCCCTTGGGAAGATGCGTGGCGAACACGCGCCGCAGATATCCTCGATCCCAGTAAATCCATTTGCGGCCTGTTTTCGCCCAGTGCGCCAAGACGTAGCGAAACTCGGGGCTGCATCCGACTATGGGAATAATCTCGTCGGGCAGTTTTCCGACCGCTTCGAAATCATTTCGCACCACACGCCCGCCAAGCTTTTCAACATAGGCGCCGATGCGCTCGAAAAGAGCCAGCTTGAATTTCTTGAGCCCGGGCGGGATGAAAAGCGCAACGTCTTTCGGATCGACGCCTACACTTTCCAATACTCTCGTATCCACGGCACCCCCAAATACATCGCAGGCTTGCGCTTGCCGATGAACGAAACGATCCTCGCGTCCTGCGGCAGTATCATTCCGGTCGGTCGCATCGGCCAGCCGGGTTTCTGGAAGCCATAGATGCCCGATTCCGCCCCAGCCCGCCAGCCATCGGCGTTAGGCAGCTTGTGCCATATCCAGCCCTGATCGTCGGGAAATTCATGAAAAGGCACAGCTTTGGCCTTTTCGAGCGAGAAATCGTCCCAGACCTCGTGATGGTGCCCAGCGTGAAGAAGCATGACGCTGGCGTTAAACGGGTTTGGATTGACGGCATTAACGCCCTGCAAAATCTTGAAGCTCGATGTCGTTACAAGCAGATCGTCAATCGGCTTAAGCACCATCAAATCGAGGTCGAGCGACAGGATCGGCCCTTTATGGAAGCCGTTTCTCACTTGCCATTGCCGGTCGAACATGCGCAGCCGGCAAAAGCATGATCGATCGATCAGATTTTTGTCCTCGATCTCTCGCGTCTCTACGCCGGAAATAGAATAAGGAAGGTCAGAAAAAAGATAGAAGCGATGCCGAGCACGAAGGTTTTTTTGCACTGCATTGGCAAGCCTCTGCACATCGCGGGGATTATATTTGCTGCCCCACATCCATGAGATGACATTCACGCCGTCCATAGGACACCGATACCGTTGTCCCTGCCGCCGTCTTTGTTCAATCCGCCCCGGATGATTTCTTTGTGGCGATAATCTTTTTTGATCTCGTCCCAGACTTCGCGGACTTCGATTGGTTTCTTATGCGCCGGTAGCCCGCCCGGTCTATGGAAATTGATGTCGTGGAACGCAACGAGCCTGCAAATTTTGCCATAGTTCGCCCAGTCCTTTCGCACATATTCTTGCGTGTGGTTAGCGTCGATAAAACAGGCATCGAACGGGCCAAGCTTATAAACATCCTCGATCACTTCCGGATCGGTACTGTCGCCAATAATCAGGCTGGCATGATAGCCGCGCTTGCGTAGCGCTTCGACACATTCGCGCAAATGCGGCTCGGTATCCTTGAAGCTTTTATCGCCTTGCGGGAGATCGACAGCGACGATGGTTGAACCGGCTGGCATTTTGTTTGCGATGATCCAGAGCGAGCCGCCGAACTTGCAGCCGATTTCCAGATAAGACTTCGCGCCTTCGGATCGCATCAGCGTCGCGAGCTCAAGTATCTCGGAGCGATCCTGCAACATATATGTTTCGCATTTCATTGGAGCTTCGCCATTGCTGCTTCGAAAACTTCGTCAACCGATATCCGATTCATTGCTTCCATACAGTGCGAACATGGCTGGATGCTCCCGCATGCTTTTGCACCGCCAGTAAAATTTGCATTGCCAGCATATCCGACCACCAGCGGCGGTATAAAGCCGCCCATGAGCACGACAGCATCAACTCCGACCGCAGCCGACGCATGGTGCATCCCTCCCTCTGGACCGATGTAAAGTTTTGCTAGTGATAACGCGCCGATCACGTCGCGAAAGTTTTTAAGCTCCATCGTCGTCACTGGCAATCTGCGGCGTGAATTCTTATGAATGAATTGAACGACGTTAACCCCAGCCATCCTTAATCGCTGGCATAGCTGGCTGAACTTTTCGAATCCCCAATCCTTGTTAGGCGCGACAGTCTTTTGCCAGGGGACGTTTGGCTCGATCACGACGAAATAGTTGTAGCTTTTTTTCAATTCGTCGATCTTCAAGCGCTCCCATTTATCGAAAAAGAACTCACCGGGCTTCGCTCGAAAATCATAATTCCAAATCCACTTCGTTTTATCGAAGCTCTGCACGTTATAAAGACGAGCGCCTTTATAGTGCGGTATCCAGACGAGATTGCTTTGATGCGCCATGCTGGGGTGCGCGATGTTCGGATTGTTTCTAAACATTTCTTCCGACCAAGGGCCCCAAACGATTTTCTTGCCATCGCCAAACGCAGCGAGCTTGCCTTTATCGCGTAGTCCGCGGGCAAGGCCCGTCGCCATTATTTCGTCGCCGTATCCCATGGTGGATCGTCCGGTATCAGTTTGTGGCGTATATCGCCATCGTGGATTTCGTATCCGGATTTTTCAAGCTCAGCGCCGACGCAGTACCCGTTCTTGCATAGATTCACGCAACGACATTTTTCGTAAATGCATTTCACTTTACCCACCCCATACAGTGGTCGCCATTCATTTCGAATAGCTGTCGAGCGCCCCAAGCTTCCAGCATCTCCTTCGCATCGTGGCGTTCCCTACCATAAACGGATTTGTGCTTGCGCGTCTTATCGCCCTTTTGCTCGATTACGATAATAGGCTTGTGCAGCCTGATTGTTTTCTCGCCACCCTCAACAACGAAGTATTCGTAATTCTCGACATCGATCTTCAAGAAATCGACAGCGTGAAATTCGAAGCTGTCGAGCGTCCGCATTTCTATACCTTGGCCGCCCTCATCGATCTGCGTGCTGCCAGTGCTACCGGGTAATATTTTTAATCCGACCGATCCAGTCCGGTGCCCTAGCGCAATTTCGCGGACCTCATAATTAGATATCCCCAGCATGTTCGCGTGCAGACATTCGATATGCTCGGCGACTGGCTCGAAACCGATCACTGTTTCAAACCACTTCGCTAAATGCATCGCCCACAGACCAACGTGCATCCCGACATCGATAGCGCAGCGCCTTTGCTTTACATATCGCATCGCGCCTGCAAGCTTGTGGTATTGGTAAGTCGCCCTGCCATCTATCTGCGGGCCGAATACGGTTTGCAAATGCATCTCCGAATCCGGAAACCAAATCCCTTGGACGCACTTCACAGCGTTCCTCGAGGATCGATGCGCGCCCATATAGCGGCTGGCTGCGCAACAGTCTCGGTATATTCCCGCAACATGATCTCGCAAATTTCCGAATAGTGGACTTCGCGAAAGCCCTCTCGCAGAACCATTGGTGAGAACTCGTCGCGTTCCTCGCGCGATCCTCGCCAAACGAAATATTTTTCCGTCCTATTGACGAGATATTGCACAAGCTCAAAAAGCCTGTCGGATGGCATGACGCGCGACAGCTTATGATAGACCGCCAGCATTAGCGTGATGTCGTAGCGCTGCTCGCCGAACGCTTTAGTAATCGCAGCGCCGCCGCCAGTCAGATCGACAACCTCAAATTTATATTGAGCATGGCGATAGTCGGCGAAAAGTTCGTTTGCGTGCCGGATTGTTTCGGCAGAATTATCGCACCCATGAAGTATAGAAGCACCGTGGTGCATAAGATCAAAGCAGACATGACCGCGATTGCATCCCACATCGAATACAGACGCTCCCGCAGCCCGAGGTAAAAGATCGCCAAGACCATCAAGGCGAAAGCCGCTGTGAGAAATAATCCGACGCTGTACACCTTTGTCCGTCCAGCTATAGGGGTCGCGCGCCATTATGGCGTCTCGCTATCGCGTAGATTTTCGCAGAGCGCTTGCAGCGCCCATTCGATCTCGTCAATTTTTCTTCGGAGATCAAGTTTGAGGGTATCGAAGTCACCAGCGTCAACAGGCATTGCGCGATGCCGGGTAACGCCTTCCAAGATTTCCTGAAACGAGATCATCGGTCTTGCTTTCTTATATTCTGCCGTTGAACGTCCTGCACGCTGTCGAGCTTATTCGTTATGGCTTCAAGCTGCTTCGAAACGTTATCCACTTGAACTTTCATTGCCGCACTGGCGATACCAAACTGATTAAACGAAGCGATGAATTGCTCGCGCACCCTTTCGGCTTTCTCCTGATCGTTTTTATTTGTTTTTGCCCAGTCGTCGTAATTACGTTGCAGCGTTGAATTGAAGCTGTCGAATTTCTTTCCGATCTCGACGAAATTGCTTTCGTGCCGGTCGAGCTTGTCCTTAGTGGTGAAATAAAACGCTATCAATATGCCGATAAAGGCCAGCCCTGCTGCGCCGAACGAACGAACCCATGCCGCCCAATCGACGTGCGATTCCTTTTTACGCGGCACGTTGCCCTCCCCTTACCGCATCATAGTTGCCGAAGTTCGATGCCAGCGCTTCGTATTTCTCGGCGGTATAGCCCGCCGCTTGCGCTTCTTCCCAAAGCTGATCGACGAGCGGCTGAACGTCCTTACGCGCGTGCGGCAGCGGTTGTTCTGCCTTAAGCGTCCATTGGTTCCAGTGGCGCTTGCCCTTGGCTTTTAATCGCGGCAGCGCCCACTTCAAATGCGGCTGCGTCTCGACCTTCGTAAAATGGATGATCTTGATATCGGGGTGCGCCAGCGTCGGATAGTTTTCGCCATCGAGGCAATTCCAGTTGCCGGTAAAGTTCGCTGCGGCGCCACCTATAGTCCGCCTGACATTTCGATACATGCCCTCAGTGCGCCGCAGCGTTTCGAAAGCGGGGATATACTTTTTGGCCGCCGCGCAATCGTAGAGGATCACGCAGGAATGTTTGTCGTCTTTCATCAGCAGACATTTGCCGGGAGGGATTTGCTGATTCCAGAGATCGAAGATATCGGCCATGAAAACTTTATCGACATCGGTATAGATCGCGCGGCCTTCAAAGCCACAGACGTGAGGGATGGCCCACCGAAAGGCGCTGAAGGGCGTCGCCCATCCTTTGGTGTTCCATCCCTCTTGTCTCGCAGGGTTTGAATACCACGGCGAGGAAACGTCTTTCGAAAGCATCATCCAAGTCAGTTCGATATCGTTGGTTGGATGATGTTTTCGCAGCGTGTATTCGAGCAGCGCTTGCGCTTCGGCATCTTCACCATTCGCAGAGCAGCCGACGAATAATTTGATCATAGTCCCCACCTTGCCAGTGTCGCCGCGACCTCGATCCGAGGAAATCGGCCGACTGTTGAAAACATCGACGTATTGATCACTTCGATTCCTAGTTCGTGCAGTTTCGGCGCGGCATTTTCCAGCCAAGTTTTCCAGCCAACGAAAGTGCTGTTATCCGGGTTAGTTAATTCGATTGGATGGCTACCGTGCCAGTGGACTTTGTTATTGATTATGCAGCCATCGAACCCGAGCAAGGCGATTCCCGCAACCCCTATTTGCGCTAGCCAGTTTACGACCTGAAATCCAGAGCCTTGCCCGCTGCCAATAACGCCCCATTCGTCCATCAGGAAGTATTTTATCGGTTGCCCTGGCGTCGCGTCCCGCAGCCGCAGCCGCTTGATCTCGGGATGCTCGCGCACGATTAAGGCGTCCTGCGTAACCTTCAAACCTTTGAAATCTTTCACAAGATTCCAGCGCAGCTTCCACCACTTGTAATCGCACGAATAGAGCGCGTCCGCCCAAGGGGCGAGCTGATAGCTTTCGTTGACGACGACGACGCGCACGCGGCCTTTCAGGCTATCGACATCGCTGCGCTTGACGGACGCCCCGCCGCCGATCACCGCGACGTATTGCCCCGCCCAGTCTGGATACCAATCTGGCCGCTCACCCTTCACGCCATGCTCTTGTCAATCTTGTGCCGCCGCAGCAGCATGTCCGCGCCGAACGGCAGCGTATTGATAATGCCCTCTACGTTTTCCTCGCGGCGTTCGAACATATTTCCGACGAGCAGCAATAGCCCTGCTTTGATATTGAAAGGAATATTTGCCGTCAGATCGGGCGGCGATGAACTATCTGGGCTATAGCCAGCGACGAACTCGACGCGAACGGCATTAACCGCATCGAGCGGCGTCGGCCAGCTAACGCCCGAAACGGGGACAACCCAACCCGGCTCGCTCGCGGTATCGACATAATAATCGGTGGAGGCGACTGTCTGCTCGACGCCAGCGCCATCATCGTATTTGACGCTGTTGACGCTTTGCAGCGGCGGCAGAGGAATACGGATTTCCCCGGAGGGAAATTCGTCGATAGTCAGCAGCCACGTTTGCGTGACGATTGCGCGACCAAGAAATCCCCACTCGCCGTCGATAAAGTCGGTGGCGGCTTTCAGATAGATCGTGATCAGATCGTCTTGGTCTGTCGTAGTAACGCGCAGATGCTTTTTCACTTCCGCCAGCGTCAAAGGCGTAACGGTCGGCGCGACGAGTCGTTGCAGTGCCATTAGCTTTCGTCCTTGTACCGGCGTGGCATCGAAGATCCTTGCCGCGAAGCATCGCTAATATTTGCGCGTCCCGAATCGGCTGCATTATGCCGCTCTGGCTGCATAGTCCACAACGGACCTTTAATCGTCGGTCGTCGCGGCGTCGGCGGGATAACCGCGGGCACGATACTGGGCGGCGAGCGCAGGAACGAGCGCAAGTCATTCGGATATTCGTAGCCAATCGGCGGCGGGAATACCGCAGTTTTTGGCGGCATCGCTTCCGGCCGACGAGCGAGGAACGGCGCAAGGAAGTAGCCGTATCCGCCGGCCAACCGCTGAGCGGCAAACGGCAGAGGCCAGTCGTCCTGATTAACGGGCAACGGCGGCGTATGCAGCGCTGTCGTCTGCTGATCGAACCACGTTGGCAATTGCGAGACACGGCGCGGGAACGCGAGCAGATCAAAATTGTTGACGGGCCTGATTTCTGCCGTGGTCTGCGGACGCGAGACCCAAGTAAGGACTTCACGCCGCGCTTGCACGGGAACGGGCCAATCATATTGATTGACGGGACGAGCTCCCGCAGCGGAAGCCTGAATGACGATATTGCTCTGCTGCACCGCCTGCATGAATACTTGCGGGCGGATCGGTATCGAGCCGTCGAAATTATTAACCGGCTTAGGTTGAACCTGTTGCGCGAAGTTCGGCGATTGCGTCCAAGTAATCGCCTCTGGCGTCCTGCGAATAGGCAGCGGCCAATCATCCTGATTAACCGGCATCTGCTCGGGCGCGCCGAATTGCGGTGAGCGCGTATAGGTGATCGCATCGGGCGTGCGCCGGATCGGGAGCGGCCAGTCGTCTTGGTTGACTGGCATCCTGTCGGGCGCGCGTGGTGCGAATGTATATCCAACCGCGTCGCGTACACGAATGATCGGCAACGGCCAGTCGTATTGATTAACTGGTTTACGATCAGGCGAGCGCGGCGCAAATGTATATCCAACGGTTTCTCTCGTGCGCAGCAGCGGTAGCGGCCAGTCATATTGATTAACTGGCTTCTGTGCCGCTGGCGTGCGAAGCGCAACCGCAAAGGGTGCGAGATCGTAGGTGAAATAGGGCTGCGTCCACCGCAGCGAATAGTACGGCGCGCGGAATACATATTCGATTTGTATGCCGGCGTTAACCCATGAACGAAGGCTAAGCGGATAATCAATACGAACCGGCAGAGGCCAGTCGTATTGATTTCTCGGCAGCGTAACCGCAGCGACCGCCTTAAGCTGCGCATTGAAGTGGACGACGATATCGATTGCGCGTTGCGGTTCTTGCGTTCCCCATTCGACAACGCGGGATGGAATATAAGTAACCGGCGTCGAAACGTTCGGCGACTGAATCCATGTCTTGACTTCATCAGCACGGCGGATCGGCAGCGACCAATCGGATTGATTGACAGGCTTCGCGCTGACAACTTGCGAAGGCTGCGGCGCTTGCGTCCAAGTTCGCACCGGCTGCGCCATGCGGATTGGCAGCGGCCAATCGAGAACCGAGACAGGTTTCAATCCAGTGGCGGTCCTCGGCCCTTGCAACCAAGTCTGGATAACGCGAGCCGGTTGGACCGGCAGCGGCCAATCGCTGACGACAATTGGCCTTTGCTGCCCTGACGGATGCGGCGCTCGCGTAAGCGTAAATTCGCCACGCGGGCGGGCCACAGGCAGCGGCCAGTCGAATTGATTTGCCGGTCTGCCACTAACTTGCGCTGTCAGCAGCGCGACGTTAAACGGCTGTTGCCAGGGCTGCGCGAAATCAACAGGCGCTGGCGTTCCCCAATCAGAAACACCGCCCGGCATATAGCCCGCCGCATCACGCGCAATCGTTGCGAATGGTGGCGACGGCTCCGGTTGCCAGACATTGCCGCGAGGAATGGGCCAGTCATATTGATTGACTGGCTTGAACGTAACGGACGTTATTTGCGGCGCTGTCGCCCATGTCCTTAGCTGGGCTGGATAGACCGTAGCGGCGGGCAAATCCCAGACAGCTTGCGTCGGCGGTTTTACGTCAGGCGCTCGCGGCGCTCTCGTAAACATCCGCAAGTCAATCGGGTAATCGCGACCGATAGGCAGCGTCCAGATTGTCTGGACGGGCTTATTGACAACCGCAGGCGTGAGCAACGCCGGATTGATCGCAATATAGGTTTGCGCCTTGCGCGTATCCTCCCACATGCCCCATTCGACGACGCGCGAGGGCATATAGTTGGGCGGAAGAAGCGGAAGAAAATCAACCGTCCACGTTCGCAGACTGATCGGAAATTCTCGCGCAATCGGCAGCGGCCAATCAAATTGGTTGGCCGGCCGTAGCAGCGCGCCTCTTAACCCTGTGCTGGCCTGTAGCCACGTGCGCAGGTCCATCAAGACCGGCGCGGGATAAGAGGTCGCTGGCGGCTTTTCCGTTAAACGGCTATTCCATTCATGCGCAGGACCGGAAAGAGATTCCGAGAAAACGACAATCGCCATCGCGCCGTCTTCAAGGTTTGTGCTTCCTGTGCAGACGCAGTTCGCCGTTCCGGAAGTCGTCTTTGTCGCGACCGTGTGACAAAAGTTAGTAACGTCGTCTTCCAAATCTTCGGTGAAGGAAGTCCACGTTTTTGACGCGGTGCTATTTGTCGCGCAACCAGCGCAGGCAAGCCCGAGGCCGTTGGTCGGAATCGTAACCGACGCCGTTAGCGGCGCGGTCGCGTCCATATCGGTCGATGTATTCGACGCCGTTGACGCAACAGTGAAGCTCGCACCGAGAACGCGATAGACTGAAATCTTCGAGGTATTGACCGCGGGATTACCGTCGAACGTTACTTTGATGGTTGCAGTCGTCCCGATAGGAACATGCAACACTGCCCATGCCGCGCCGACAGTAGTAGAAAAACGCACGTTGACAGGAATCTTCGCGACGGCGTCGCCGCCGCCGGAATCAATCGTCACGCCCAAAAGATTTAGGTTTGCCTCCCAGGTAATCGGGATGGCAATAACGCGATCAGCAGCAGCTACGCCAGTAGAAACACCGGAATAGGTAACAACGTTCGCAGTACCAGCAGCACTTGCCGGATCGGCTGTTCTGGTAACAGACGCAGCCATTGTTTATTTTCCATGCTTGATGGCGAACCGGCTCGCCCTGAACGAGCATTCCGCAATGCCAGTTTTATAAGGCGCCGGCTGATTGACGATCTCGCGTAGTCGCACGCATTTGCCCGAGCCGCCAGCAGGATCGTTGATGATTTCGCGGATGGTGTAAGTCCCATTCATCACAGGAATCGTCTCGTTGTAGAGACGCTCGATGTTGAGCGTATCGACGCAGATAACTTTCGTTCCAACCCTCAGGGGAGATGACATGTTATGCACCCATCAGCGTCCGAATAACTGATCTCGTCGAACGACCACAAGCAAGCTTGCCCGAGCAGAACTTGATTGCCGCCACCGCTGATGCAAGTCACGTCGCCGTCCGCATCGACGATGCAGTTTGAATCCGCGTCGAGAATATTGTTGTTATCGGCGTCGAGAATTTGCAGGGGCATTTACATGATGATCCAGTTGGTGCCGTCGCAGTAGACCATGACCTTATTCGCACCGCCACCCGCCGCCGTAGCGCCGCGCGTCGATGAATTGCAGTCAGTGATATAGGTTTGTTGTCCAGCCCATTGTCCAGCGGCTGTCGGCAAATCGGCATAGACGAGCTTGGTGTAGGCGATATCTGGTGGCGTATAGGAGCGCCATTGCCCGATCTTGTCGCCGACGAATTTCATAACGCCGCTATTATCGGCAATGACGCCGCGGCCAAAAAACTGACCGGTTGGATCGGCTTGCGAGAACGAAATTGTTGCATCGCCCGTTCCGCTCGTCTTGGTCAGCGTGCCACCTGACAGCACAGGTGGTTGAGCATTCAAAGCAGTTGTCGTCGTCTTAAGTGTCGTGCCGCCAGCGATGGTTGCCCATACGGTAAACGTATAGGTGCCGTCAGTATAAGTTGCGCCGACCGTCGCGTTTGCTGCCGATACGGTGAACCACCAATCTGCGCCGGCCTGAATATTCGTGCGCCCGGCCATAACACGTTCAACGTAAACGGGTGCACCATTGCCAGTGTCGTTGGTGATCCAGCTATAATTCAATCCGCTCAATCCAAAATAGGAATTGCGAACACAACCACCATGCCAGGAATTGATATTTCCGGCCAAGCTATAGCAGTCGATAATTTCATAGGACGACTGGCAATAAGCCAGAGTCCCTTGGCTTGGTCCAAGATGCAAGGCACCGATCAGGCAGATGCTCTGGAAATTGGAATAGATGACGTTCTGACTTTCAGAACGGCAGGAGATCATTGTAACGGTATCGCCTGCAGAATTAGCGACAAGAACGTCCCATGTACCGTTGTTCTGTGATTGGAATCCTGTCCCCATGATGACTGGTATCGAGCCATAGGGCACATAGATTCCGTTGCCGTTAAAGGTCTGCAAGTTGCCGCCGACAACGGTCTGCTGGAGACAGTTATAGTTATTGTTTCGACCGTTGACGATGCAGGTATTGTTCCAAAGGAAATGACAATTCTCGATCATGTTCTCCGACATCTGCGACCCATTGGTGGGGCCAATGTCGAGACCGTAATAAGCGGTGGTGAACGAGCAATTATCCAGTTTGTTGCCCTGACTGCCGACGAACGGGGCAGTGCTGAGCAAGCCACCACGCATGTCGAGCAGCAATCCCCAACTCCCGTAGGACGGATAAGCCTGTGTGCCGCCAGTGCTGGCAAAGCCTAGATCACGGAACGTCGAATAATATGCACCGTCTGTGGCGAACGCGATGCCAGCAGAAGATCGGATGACGCTTCCATATTTGCTCGCGCCGAAGATCAAACCGCCAGTCATACCCGTAACGGTCAGAGCCGGGGTAAAGCCGGTTCCGCCGCTGGTGAACGCTGAATAAGAAATGCTTTCATCGGCAGTAGCCCGAGCACTAAAGGTGATGGTTGCGTCACCGCTGCCACTTTGTTTTGTTAGCGTCGTGCCGCTAGTAGTCGCGCCCGCTGTGGCTGTCGTCACTAATGTGGTGCCGCCGACGATAGTAGCGGTGACCGTATAGTCCACACCATTGTTTCTATATACCGCGCCAGCAGTCGCGTTAGCCGCAGTCACCGTGAACGTATAAGTCACCGTGCCAGTGCGTGTCAGCGTCCCTGTCGTTGCGGGAGCGTTACCAGCCAGCCCACTAAATCTTGTCAATCGACAAGATGTGCCGCCAACAACAGTAGAGGCGACGTTAAAGGTCGTGCCGTTGGTGGTGTAATTCTCCCCCTGAACAACATCGATACCTGTCCCGGTAAAAACATAACTTAGCGAATTGATGTAATATTGCTCTTGCGTAGTGAACGTTTTGTTGCCGGTGTTGACCGAGGCTATATAACGCAGCCCGTTCGCGTAGCCATCATTGTCAATGCCATCGACAAAGATTTGCTTGCCGACAACCAAATCAGTAACGACCTCTGCGCAAGTGTACGTTAGATGGCCGTATGTCGAGCCGCCGACACCATCGGATATGACGTTGGTTATTGTCTTATTGGTTGCTCGCGGACTGACTGCATAAGTCCCGTTCGGAAAGAAAACCGCTTTGTTGAGATTACCACTGAGATAATTGGGTGCCGTTGATGGGCCAAAAGCAGCATCGAGCGCGGCTTGAATGGCGACAGTATCATCAACCAATCCGCTGCCGACAGCACCGTAGTTTTTTACGTTCACGATGTCAGTCATCGTCGCGAACTGTCCGAGCGTCTTGTGCGGCGACCCGGTGCTGAGTTGCGGAATCAGCGTGGCGTTCTCAAGAGATTTCGTCACCATGTCGTCATGTATCCCAATATGAGAAGCCGGTGGGCGGAGCGAAGCGGCAAGAGGTTGCTGCTGTTCTCAGATGGCAGCTATTGTCGCCGTTATTGAGAAGTTGCGTGGCGATGTACCACGTGCCGGATGGCGACCACGAGAACACCGGATTGTTGCCGGTTGACGGATTGGAGGTGCCCCACGTGGGGTTAGTGACACCACCACCATTATAACCATTAATCCAATAGCCATACCAAGCCTTGCCGTTGGTAAAGTCAGCGGCAAAACAGAGCACGTCAGATAAGCCTATGGTGGTGTCGCCAGCAGGTTCGTTGCCGACCGTGTATGTGATACTTGCACCGACGTCTCCGTTGCCAACGCCTGTGCCAAACTCACTACGGATAACGGCATGTAAGGCAGCGGTCATGAACGAGTTTTGGTTGCCGTCATCTACACTAAGTCCAAAGCAAGCCTTGTCGGGTTCGACGGCCCGCAGGCGAAAATGAATCTCCCAATAATATTTGCCAGATGTTTTTGTCGTCGAACTGAGCGCCTGATTCCATGTGGTACCACCGCTGCTTTGGGAGCGTACCTGCCAATTGCTATTGCTGAGAATGAGCGACGAGCCTGTCTTTGCAGGGTCCCATGTCGTCGTCTGCGTCTCTGGAAAATTTCCCCAAAATAGTTTTCGATTAAGAAAAACCGCGTCGTGTACGTCGAAAGAATTCCGCTGTCCGCCGTTGCTGAAAGAAAACTCTTTCAGAAACATATTCATGCCATTGACGTCCCACCCGATGCGAATTGG